TCCCTAACTGTGGACAATAAGTATTCCATACAATCCGGATCAATAACAGTTTCACCAGATGTATTGAAATTGCACTCCAACTCCTGTGCAATCTGTCGCTTTGACATATTCTTAGTTTCTTTTTTATACCAGTCTTTATCTCTTTCGGGATGAGCTTCCCATTGGAGGGTTGTCAGGTTAAAATTGTTTGTGCCTGCTTCGGCGTCCGTACAAGTTTTATGAAACCAGTTACCCACACCATTGGGCGTTGAAAGCGCTATACATCGCCCACCTGTCGATAGTGTGGGATATAGACCGGTCCATAACTCTTCAAGGTTTTCGATATGGGCAGCCTCGTCAAGAACTAAAAGCGACAAAGCCTCCGAACGGCCGGCATCGCCAGAGGTAGAAGCTGCTTTAATTGTAGAACCATTAGAAAGCTCAAAAGATGTGCGGTTATCCACGCTGATAGTTGCAATCTTCAGCCAGTCGGGCACATTCCTCATAATGTTTTTAACTTTTTTAACCAAGTTTCCCGCTGTCGCAAACTTAGTTGCCATAACAAGGATTGCCTTATCGCGGTGGAAGAGCATCATCCATACGATGTAGCCGGCGGTAATCGTTGAGATTCCAAGCTGGCGCGCTTTTAGAATAACATTAAAACGATAATCATTAAATTCGGTAAGAAGCGCGTCTTGGAAGTCGAATGTATTAAATAAGATGAGTCCATACAAAGGGTGTGATATTCTTGCATAATTGTTAAGAAAATAAGACGGGTCTTTTCCGCACTTTAATATCTCTCTTACTTTCTGTTTTTTGTCTAGTTGAAAACTCATTAATCATCTATTATTTCAATCTCAACCCATTCGCGCATAGGCTTAATGCTCTCTTGCACCGGCAGCTGCATCGACACTTCTTCTGGACCGGTCACCTCTTTAGTGACCTCTTCAGCTATAATCTCGCGCAATCTTTCAAGAGTAGTTTTCATCACCTACCTTTCCTTAGTCGCTTGATTTGGTGGCCAGCACCAGCAATAGCGGCGGCCGCGGATGCTAGCATTATTCCGGGGTCATTTATCATTTTACGAACAACATCAGCAACTAATCTTAGGCCTTCCATATCTACTTCTTCTTGAAGTGCAGAAGGTTCAGATTTTGATGTCTGGGGTACCACTCGATCAAAAATAACTGCCATTCTGTCAGCTTTTTCAGCGCCGGCATAAAGCTCGATTAACTCTCTAACTCCTTCTGCATCAAGCTTATATTTCTCAGCTAAGGCTCTAATATCATTGACCAGCTGTTCTTCCAATTCTTCTGCGGCCGTTCTTTGTTCGCCAGATAGCTGTGGGAGTGCTTGTGCTTCTATAATAATTTCAAGCTCTTCCTTAATAATTTGTTTAAGTTGTGATTTGGTGATTTTCATTTCTCTTTCTCGGAGCCTTTCTTTCTCTTGTCGTTCTCGGGGCGTTTGCCCCAGCCTCCTTGTTCAAGGAAAGTTTTCCAGCCTCCTTCGAGACATTCTTCGGAAGGTTGCTCGATCCCCATTTCCTTGTCTAAACCACCAATTTTGTAATGCTTTTTCGCTGTAATCCAAGAACGAATACGAGAAGAACTTTCAACGCGCATTTCTACTTCGCCTTCTTCAGTTAACGTAACTGAATTGCTAGTAATTTTCTTATATTCTTTCTTAAGAAAGGAAGCGATGTCTGCCAGTCTTTGCTCTATTTCTGTTTCAAAGCCGTTAGCATAAACTTCCTTAAGCATTACTTCTGACTGATATGATAAACACATCATGTCACCATAAAACCTAACGTTAAATCCGTCCATTACTCTTTTATCAAGAAGTGGATTTCCGTCTTCTCTACGAAGGCCGGCTACGAGAGGCTCGTCATTTTCTCCAAGTGCGCCATCATAAGCGTTAGCAGCGGCTTGTGAAAGCCCTTGTACTATTTCATATACTGTTGCCATTTTTAGGTCTCCATCCTTTTAGCCATCTTTCTTCTCTATCCTCGACATATTTTATGTAACAAGTATTGCAACATTCAAATTTGACGAGACAAACATCATCCATAGATTTCTTTGGGAATGATCCGCAGATAGGACAAGATTTTAAAGATTCTCTATTAAGTAGTTTTTTTGAGATCTTAATCCCATTAACATCCACTTTTTCTTGCCACTTCTCATTCTTGCTTTGTTTTTTATAGAACTCTTGGGATTGTTCAAGATAATCTTTCTCTTTAGTTTCGTTCCAATTTCCTTTTGGATTTTGGATTGTTTCTTTACCATACTTTTCTGCGATGGCTTTTTCAATGGCAGCGATCTTGTCGGGGTTATTGGGCATTGAGTCCTCTATACATTCCATAAGTCGTGGCGGTTCCCACAGCCACGCCACCAGCAAACCACCACCACTTTCGCGTGGGGGCTTGGGCTAAAATAGCTTCGTGCAAAGCAGCAATTTCTATATCTTTTTCATCTACGCGCAGGGCATATTCTTTTAATAGCGAATCTAAACGAATTTGATAGTTTTGTCTTTCGAGATGAAATTCGGTGGATAGGCGGTCTATTCGATATTCTACTTCTAAATCACAATCTAAACGATATTTTTCTGGAAGAACCAATAGCTCAGCGAGGGCGCGCTTGTTAAACAAAACGCCCTCAAAAGGGGCTGGTTCGTCGGTGCCGACAATTGTAAACTGCGCAGGATTCGCATGAGCGGTAAACGAAAACAATAGCGCTTTAAGGAACATACTGGAATCCGAAGGTTTCTTCTATTTTGTCTGCGAGTTCTTCTTTGTTTTCGGTGAATTGTTTTCGGTTGTCGATGATCGTTTCAATTTCAACAATTCTTTCATCCACCACAATTGTAATTTCACCTCGTTCTTTTTCATATTCTTTCTCCAATAAGTCTAGTGCTTGGCGATAGCTTTGCAAAGCTTGTTCTTTTCTTTCTAATTCTTCGGTATGAATCGCTTGCAGACCTTCGATCTGGTTTTGAAGAGATTCTTGGCTGACTTCGTAGGCATTCTCTAACTGTCTATAATCATAACGCATTTTTCCGATAACTGTAAGTAAAAGAATAATGATTGCTATTTCTTTCCAGTTACTCTTCGCGAATGTCAGAACTTTAAGCCAGTTAACTTTTAACATCAGACGCCTTTCATTTTGGCAAGACCATCAATAACACCTTGTGTACCGATGTAAATTGCAGATAGCATCACCCAGTCGCCAGATTCAAGCCCATAAAATGCCATCAGACCTGTGGCTGTTAGCCAAACCAGAAACTTGCGAGAAATCATCTTCTCAACTAATCTGTCTAATTTTCCCTTTGTTTCGTCCATTATTCTAATCCTTTTCTATCCTTGCGGAGTCTCTTGTTCGGCCGTGTCAATCTTTGGGATTTTTCTCATTAAAATTTTGAGATCCGGAGGTGCGATGTTCGTAACCATATATTTTATGACATCTGTTGTAAACTCTAAATTACTAAAATATTCATAAGCTTTCCTTATAATTTCTGAATCAGGATCATTTTCAAATGGTTGTTCTATGGGGTCGCGAGCAGCCGCAAGGCCACCAACATTAGCGCCATTTGAAAGCTCTCTTAATACACTTGAGATCTCTTCCTTAATAATCTGTTTAAGTTGTGATTTTGTGATTTTCATTTTAAATTCCTACACGTGTTGCGAGGGAAACTATTTCATTTAGCCAGTTGTGGAGGCTCTTCAAATAGCCCTCGTCGAACTTGGCGCCTTCTTCAATTTCTTGGCCGGTGTCGAGGTGCATTTCACGGATCTTCTTACTCAATTGGTGAAGGTCGCGATTTTTACCGTCGTCGATTGCGGCGATCTTGTGAGAGATATCCCCAAGATCTCCATATAATCTCTTAGCATAGTGGCGCGCTGAGGTGGGGTCTCTCATATTTTGTCTGGCATCTCTAACCATCAAACTAATATCTTGTCCGATGCTCGCATCCACTACCTTTTCTGCCAAGATGTTAGAAACCTCTTCCTTAATAATCTGTTTAAGTTGTGATTTTGTGATTTTCATTTTAAACTTCCTTATTCATAGGGCAGATTTTCAAAATATTCAGCCCATTGGTTGACTGTCTTTTGAGCAAGCCAAGCTTCACGAACGTCTGACGGAACTTCGTCGGGATGATAAGCGATCGTATCGCTCCAGCGATCTTCGGTACCTTTTTCTTTTACTATAGCCTCTACAGCTTCTTTGGCGGCTGGGAGCATTTTTACAATTGCTTGAACCTCGGGGGCTTCTTCGTACCCGAATTTATCCACAAAGTCCTGGGGAGAGCCGTACTGCTTATCGGCGTTAATTACTTGCTGGAGAGGTGATTCCACAGAATCTTCAGATAATACTCTGCGTAGCTCTTCCTTGATAATCTCTTTAAGTTGTGTTTTTGTGATTTTCATGTCGTTAATCCTATAAATAAATTCCTAGCTGATAAAGCATGTCATTAAAGGCATCCTCAACAGATTCAGGCAAAGTTCCATTTTCTACAGCTTCTCCGATAATTTTATACGCTTCAGCAAATCTGTCTTTATCTTCAAATGATAACTCGTCTTCATCCCATGGCGCATTCGGGTATTCTTCATCTTCCCATTTCCCCCATGGAGAATCATCTAATTCTTCTTTTATAATCTGTTTAAGTTGTGATTTTGTGATTTTCATTTCATTATTCCTTATGTTGCTAATCCATTCATACTTAGTATCGCAATCAATCCAGGTACATTCTTGCGCACGTAAACGCCAGAGAATAGTGTCTCGCATCGACC